CTTGCTGAACGCTGTTACCACCTTGTTCCATTTGGTAAAGTCTCCAGAGGTTATCAATCGTTATTGAATCATCAGATGAGAACTTATTAACAAAACCCCGTATATCCTCATCCGAAGCATTATAATTCTGCTTCACATGACTAGCTACTGAGTTTAATTGTTGATATTCCTGCCTCTGTGCTTCCCTTATAGCTTCTTGACGTTTTTGTCCTTCAACAAAGTCCATCCTTTCTGCTCTAGCAAGCTCAGACTGATATTGCGAATGCAATTGCGTATACTCGTCCATAGTGTCTCTCCACTCATCCATACTATCCAAGTAATGAGCAGAATCACTCTGTGGGTCCGTATAAGCCTCTTCACGACTGTAGTTTCTGGGTTTCATTGGTCTCTCTGGTGGAGATGGAAAGTCAACACTCTCTTCTTGCTGTGTCTCTACCTGAGGTTGCTGAGCTTGCTGGTTAATGATATTTAACTGATTCTGGAGCAATTGATTTTGCTCTCTCATTCCAGTTAGGTCATTTTTAGCTTTGTCAGCCTGTGATTGCCAGTACTCATAACGAACTTCTTCATTATTAGGTGTGCTAACAGTTTCAGGTTGTGGAGTAACAGTTTCTTCTTGCTGAGCCTCAGGTATTCCCATTAATTCATTAACGGAAGCTGAAGTTTCCTCTTCTCCTGCGGGTGCGAATGCATCCTGTTGCCCGGTCTCATTATTGCCGAGCATGACATCGTCTACAACGGGGTCAGCCTTTGGAGCGAATTGTCCTAATTCGTTCCTAGCTTGAGTATCCGTTTGTTGTATTTCTTCCACGATAATCTCCTATGGTTGCTCCTAAGTTAGGCCTTCTTAGGGGGTGAACCGTTTTTTACTGATTTCTGGGAAGCCTCTCTGACTTCCTTCTTGATTTGACCCATTGCGTCATCAAGGCGTTTCTCAAAGACTGTTCCAGCAGCTTTCGCTTTTGTGGAGGTTGAGTCTAATCCCGCCTTAAATTTTTCTATCTCTGCACGCTGTTTAGCGTGGAAAGCTTCCCTCTCTCTAGTCTGAAGGTCGCCCTGTAATTTTTTAATTGATTCTTGTGCCTGCTTAAGTTGTCCCTGTAATTGCTGTATAGTATCAGTCCTCTCAAGAACTCCTTCCATATCAAATACCTCTGTTTTCTTTAGCACCTCAAGTTTGTCTATAATACCCTTCTCATATGCATCCATATACATCTCAAGTTGGGCATATCTATTTGTTGGCAGAGTAGACCCCGTAACAACAATAATATCATATTTGCCAGTATCCAATCTATTAACAACATTAACTAACTGCCCCTTATCATCATAAAGTTTCTTATTCAAAGCAAATTTACTCATGGAGTTATTGGGTTTGAGTAATCTTATAAGTTTTTCTTCTTTATAAAGTTGCTGCATCATTGGAATGGCTAACTCACCAATCCTCTTTAAGCCAATTTCGATATCCATAAGTTTGCTCTTCATCTTTCTCTGACCAAACTCATCCAAACTTATAGTAGCTTTATAGGTATTAGGAGCAACCTGTGAGTTCCCCATCATCATCTCGTAGAGGCCCAATTGATGGTCTATGTCAGATTTAGCCGTTGTTTCGTTGGAGTAGAGTTCATTCGGAAGAGGTGATGGTTGCACTGGCACAGGTTGCCCTTGGTCGAAATCACACTCAATTGCTACGCCCGGCTGAGCCCATTTCTCCTCAAACTCTTTCATGTCTATAGAGCCTGATGGAATGAGTATCTTTGTATTCGTGCTAGTTGTAGCATGAGCAATAATCAAGGAACGAGTCTTATTGATATATTCCTGTAACCCCTTGACCATCCTAACATCTGATACCGGATATGGAGTCCGAGTATGCTGATTCATAAAGAATACTATAGGATACTTGTCAATTGGTAAGAGCCTCTTATACAGAAGATTATCGCCCATTATGACACTCATTTTAATTCTTTTTGTGGGAACAACAACCTCTTCAATTCTTCCCATCTTTATAAGGTCAAATGATGTTACCTTTTCAAGCTTGGGTGGCTCCGGAGGAAGAACACCCTGTTGATTAGCCATCTGCTCTTGCTGAGCATATTGCTGAACAATAGCATCCGCCATTGCCTTTGCCTGCTCTTCTCTCTCAAGAATCTGACCATTTATAATCCAATATGGTTTTTCCAAGAAAGAATCCCAATTAGCCTCATCTATCAAATCCTCTTCACCACTCCAATCAAGCTTGACTCTATGCATATTAACAACAATCTTAGAATATCTTTCATAGCCCCTGACATACTCATTATTCACCCCAAAAGTAGCCCTAGTCTCTGTATCAGATGTTTCAGGGAAAACAAGACCTATCTCATCAGTTCTGTCAGTAGTGGGACGGTCAGACTGTTGAGAGTCTGTAGAGGCATTTTTAATAGCTGTTGCATACATAGGATATAGGTTTTCAGCCTGTTCCCTTGTGAATAGTCTGCTAACAATAATATTTTCTGCATCATCACAGAATCTATTTCTAGAATTAGGGTCTATATAGACATCGAGTGGGTCTATATCATGAATACAAACCTCTCCTTTTCCCATATCCATCATGGGGTCGATATAAATCTGCATAGCACCCATGCCTAATACATAGTAATCATCAACCACATTCCTCAATACTTGGTCGCCATCTGATATCTGCCAAATATACTCCAAAAGGCCATTGATAGCCTGAGCAGTTTTATTATCGCTATCTTCTCTTGGAGAAACCCTGAAAGAAGGCTTATTAGCTGTAATCATCGCTTTTGCAGATTCTACTGCTGGATGAATACGATTTATAACAATAGCAGCCTGCCCCCTGCTATCTAGGGTTTTTTTCTGTTCGGTGGTCCACTGGCGACCTAATCTAAATTCTTTATCTTCCTGAGCCTGTTGTGCCCAAGTTTCCCTATTGTTACTATAAGTCTTCCAAAGGTCTACTGTCTCATCAATTAACTTTTTATCCGATGATTCAGCCATTAATAGAAACCTCCGGGAGTTTGATTTTGGAAACCCTGAGGCATATAAGAGGCAGCACTTTGTACATGAGAAGTATAACTTGGTTGATATTGATTCTGACTAGCATTAGCTCCGCTCATAAGAGTATCCCTGAGTTGTCCCATGGTACCCTGAACATCCTCAACACCCATCTTTTTCATAGCCATTCCTAAGAGTCCTCCCTGATTGCCAGTAGCTATATCAGCTGTAGCAGGCTCTTGAGCCATTCCTTGTCCCAACTGGAACCCTCCTTGAGGGTTTAAATCAAAAGTTTTCTGGAACCCCTGATAAGGATTGCCACCACCCCCTTGAGGATTCATACTAAAACCACCATAACCTGATGGAATCTGAGAACCAAAACCTTGTTGGCCCTGAAGATACTGTCCTATCCCAATCAAACTCATATTAACCTCTTATAGATGTAATCATTACTGAGTAAAGTTAAGCATTACATAGTCATCCAGTCAAGAAGTTTCCTTTTATTTGTCTTCTTCTTCCCATCAATAGACTTTTTCCTGCATGGAAACGCTTTATCCAGTGCAATCCAGACTGCATCCATGATATCATCATGCCTTCCTCGTGGATAACTAAGAAACTCCTGCTGTGCAGTTATATCCTGCGGTCTAAAGAAGAATTCTTTCTTAGCAAGCATAGGAACAAGACTTATCAATCTTTCGCTCTTACGCGTTCTGGGTTTAACCCCCTTCTCTAAACCGGGTATATACAGGTTTTGTTCCAGCATTTGTTTGCGGACTGCACTCCTTAAAGCTTCCTGATAGGCTACAGTCTCAATCTTCATTCTTCTGGGCTTAAACTTTTTAAAGGTTTTAATGATGGTATCAGGTTGTAAAGCAGGGTCGAGCCTGTTACGATAAATATCGAGTATATACTTATTATTATCACTATCAACGCCAACGGTAACAATAACAAAAAAGTCTGCCCTAGCACTAAGACTACTAGCAGGGTCAATTCCGCAATAAACTTCAATAGGTTTAACATCCTCTCCTTCTCCTGTTTTCTTAACTAAACATGGTTGACCATTCCTTCTTTCAAAGTCATAATGATGTAACTGGATATATTCTGGTTTAAAAGGGGCATCATCGGGTGATTGAGCAATATTCATATATTCCTGATAAAAACCATTAATATTACCCACACTCTGAAACTCTTCTTTTATCTGGAGAATGCGCTCCTTAGGAAACCTCTGAGGCCAAATACTCTTCTCCTCTTCATCCCAGATGCTATACCACAGCGTAGTCCAAGCTTTAGACTCTTTTGCCCAACAGAGAAAGCAATCTTCACTAATTACAGTGCCAATCATGACTATTCTGCCATCATCTGAGAGTGAGGGTATCACAGCCTCTGTCATCCACTTCCTATTCTTAACTCTTCCCTCAGGAGTAAAAGCATTCAATTCTGATTCAAAGTCATCAACAATGACTAGATTAGGTCGCGTATCCCCTTCAATAAACCCCCTAACCCTCTGTCCAGTCCCCACTGCAATAATACGAGTGCCATTAGCTAGTATAATATCAGAATTAGTCCATCTCTTAGCTGTTCTTTGGGAAAAATCACCAAAGACTGTCTTAAATTTATCAGAATGGTCAAGATGATATTTTATTCTTGAAAGAAAGTTTACGCTCTGAGACTGTGATTCAGAGATAATTACTATAAAAAGGTCTTCATCCTCTCTTTTAAAGGCTGCTCTATGAAGAGGGAGAAATAAAGAAACAGCTGTTGACTTAGCTGTTCCTCTAGGAGCTGCAATTAAAACCCTAGGGATTCCTTTATTACCTATATGGCTATAGATTTCACCATGAAAGGGCGGGGTGGTACGCTTTGCAGCAGTTGGGAAACAATATCTTCCGAATAAACCAATATTATTCTTTAACTTTTTTAACGCTTGGAGCTTTTCGTAACGCTCCTCGTAATCATTTACTACTGGTTTCTCCAGCATCCTCTACTACCTGTGTGGCTATAAGCTTCTTTTCTTCCTCACTTATCTCATCAAGCATCTTTTTGGTGGATACAGCTTCTATAGAGGTAGTTGTCTTAGTCAAGGCCTTGTCCTTCATGCCATGCATATCCTGCAAGTTCTCTACAGCACGCATAATATTGGACACATCCTTCTTATTCTTAGCCAACTCAATAGCATCCCCTAGTAATTCCATCGTCCAGTCAGCTGTATAGCCATGCTCATTCAATAACTTCTGTAATTCTTCTCGTACCATATCTCTAAATACCTCAGTTTTCATTCTACGTTTCCAAGACATATGCATCTTATCAGTCAACGAACCAAAAGCTAGGTCAATTGCCAAGTCTTTGTTCATTGTCTGTGCATAGCACATAGCAAGGTTCTTCATTTTTTCCTGTTTCTTTGCCCCTGACAGATAAGGATTTCCCTTAAGAGTATGAGGAGTAACCCTCCCTTTAACATTAAACTTTGTAGTAGGGTACTTTGGATTCCACATAAAATAACCCCAAGGCAAACGGAGATATACAGTATGAGCCCCCCTGTCATTAGGATATTTTGTCCTTTTAATGACCTTAGCACAGAATCCATCATCAGATAAAGCCCAATCACCAACCCTTGCTTCTTTCCAGTAAACATAGCTTTTACCCTCATTATCCATCTCATGTTGTTCATAGACCTGATACTCAGTAGGCTCAGTATCACCGCGATGCTTTATATTAACTGTAAACATCTACTCTCGAATTTCAAAGTGGGGAAAATCATCAAACTTATTGTCATCTACTTCAAAATTTTGATTCCAATCTCCTCCCCAGCGAAGATTAATGCCCATACTCTTAGCTATACCAATTACAAACCCCGCAAAGAGATGAAATCTCTCCCTGTCTCCCCAATCAATTGGATAAGGAGCCACATCCACAGCATTACTAGGAGAACTATTATGCCTACCCTTAGGAAATGTAACCTTTGTTTTCCCTTCTTTGTAGAGAGCATTCTGTCTATCTTCGCCCCTATGACCTTCGAGTACAGAACAATCCACCGTCTTGATAACTTCATTAAACACCTCCTGCAATTCTTTTCTGCAAGTTGAAAGCTGGTTAGTAGACTTCTTGCCAAATTTAGGCACTAATGTCCACCTGTAGGAGCCGTAGGTGGACGGCCAGTCCCAAGAGAACTCATAGCCCCACTACTGGTTTTCGCAGAAGCCCTAGCTCTTCCTGACTCCTTAGCATTGCCCTGTTTAGGGCCTGTATTCTCATTACCGCCCTTGCCACTCTTTTCCAGCTTTCGACTTGGAATACTGGATAAGGATTGCTGAGCAACATTAACAATGTCAATATTCTTCCTAGTACCCTTTGATTTATCTATAACTTTCACTTTTTACTCCTTTAATATTCATCCCCTAAATCTCTGTCCCTTGCTTTACCAAATTTCTTGTAATAATCACTCGAAGGCTTCATTGGCTTCTTAATCTGAGTATTAGCCGTTGGCCTACTCATTCTCTTTAACTTCTCCTGCTCACGAGTAGAGGTTCCCCTCGTTTCCTTGGCTATCTGCTTCTCACGACCACCACCCTTACCCTTTGGGGCTTGGTAGCCCGGCTTGGGCTTGATAGATTTCTTCTTTATAGGCTTTACTCCCGCAGCTTTATTAGCCGCTTTCGCCTTTCTACTCGCAGCTTTTGCCTTAGCAAAGGTACTAGTAGCCATCTTTCTTAACCCGGGAACATCTGTCTTATAACGAAGAGCAGTCTTCTTTAGCCCTAGAGCATCAAAAGCTCCTGTTAGTATCTTTTTTGCTATTTTAAGCTTCATTCTTCCTCTCTTTATACCATTCTGTGATAGCCGTAAATAATTTTAGACGGTTCTCACGGCTCCTAAATCCATTTATCTTAGCTAATGACTTGTAAAGGTTTTGGTAATCTAACTTACCACTAGAAGTTAGATATTTCTCGTCCCAATTACGAGCCGCAGACTTATAAAAAGTAGTTATGTCCCACCTCTATAATTAAATAACTAAAAAAACACACCCACAAGATTACAATCTTTTTTGAAGACATACAATCTTTTTTTTAAATCTTGTAAGAAAAATAATATCAACACTTAACTAAGAGTGGCCACTCCTATTGAACTCCCTTTTAAAGTTTGGGTAGGGAATCCAAATCTCAAAAATTATTTTAGACTGGGCATACGTGATATACATTGCATGGTACCCATGCGTTTCTCGCCCCGTGGGGGTCGATTCTTGTTGAGATGGAAAGCGACTCAACTTCATCTCGCCCCACTCTCGGGGCTCGTCCGCTCGCAAGCTCGCTCTCCCCCTCTCACCTCTGCGAGCAGATGTGATACAGCATATCTGTAAGCAAAGGGAAGTACATAGCAATCAAGCAAGTGTGAACCTATCTTAGAATAAGGAGTGTTAACAATGGCAAGTGTCAAGACTATAGTTGTGACCTTAATTGCAGTATGGCGTAATACAGTTGAACGGTTATTTGTCAACGGTCAATGGCAGGATAAGACTGATGCGATGGGCAATCGTATTATGTCGGACTGGATTGTTGCTCGGACTACGGATTTAAGTGATAAGACCATCACTTTGCACAAAAAGCACGGTCTGTCCAAGGAACGTATTACTGCTCTTCAAACAAGCTATCCAACCCTTAAGGCTATTGATAATGTGGACTATGTGTTCAGAGGATTCAATGACTACAAGGAAGATGGCGAAGTTAAGTTCAGGTACATAACCTTTGCACCTCCAGAGATGGAAGTGGCTGGCTAGAACCCCAATTATTCAGGCAAGTTGTTAGTGGAATCCATAAAGCTAACAGCTTGCCTAGTGTGAAATAGTAGACATACTTATTCTTAAGAACCTTGTGTTAGCACAAGTGCTAACTCTTTATTTATTACTAAGTCCTTCATAGAAAGGACTGCAAGTTTGTGTGTAGGTTGAGGTGTAGTAGTCTGTGAGCTGTCTTGCAAACAGAAGACAACTGCTACTTGCTTAAGGGAGTGCAAATCCCGAAGAGTCCTTATTTACTATAACGCTCGTTCGAAAGAAAGACAGACCCCATAGTCTTGACGAGCACAGTATCAGGTTGGGATTGAGTCAATGTACTCAGTTACCAATCGCACTCACTCCGAATGGAGGACAGCCTCATCGGGAGGTTGTGAAGTGGAAAGAGACATCCACGGTATTGGTCTTGATGTTGCTACCATAAAGATAACTGCCGAGAGGTAGTTCTGCTTGGTGTCGGTACAATCCTATCATATAAGGTGCTGGAATGGCATAAATATGAGCCTTAGGTAGGAATATGTTGAGCATGTTGCTCTGTGAATGTATAGAGTCCAGCGATGGATATCTACTCTATATAAAGCACTCTCAAAAGGAGGATATATTGTATCGTGACCCTTAATAGGGCATAATTCATCCCATTAGATGGAAGAGTTGACGCTTCCTATAGACTGCACACATTATCTTATATTCAAGAGGTGTTATCTGTGAACTAATCACAACATATACAAACCCTACCCTGAGCACAACTCGGGGTAAAATTTAATAGGTTAAATACTCGACCTAAGATGAGTATGAGGGAAATAGGTACAATATGTTTCTAACCAGAGTAGGTACAAACTGGTTCTTCTTAACTCCTTATGGTACGACTGTTTCAGTCAAGGCGACTCGTATGGCACAGGCACGGAGACGATATCTGCGAATGATGGGTAAGTGATATGGCTTACCACAAAAGGTGTCCATTCCAAACTAAGCTGGCGTTAGTGGAATGGGCACGAGGCTATTACAAACAGCCAAAGAATAGGTTTCAAAAGCTGACCAAAAAGCAACTCTATTATTTCTTCTACAATCCAGAGAAGTATAGTGTACGTGCTTAAGGTCAGCTTGACCTTACTCTTATTTTTTTGTAATTCACTTAAAGAAAGGACTGAACCAAATGGACTTAGTTAATGTAATTTTAATTATGGGTGGACTCGCATTTATAGTTTATGCATTATGGCTAAAAGCTGAAATGCTTGATATTGAGAGTCGTCCTAAACATCATGACCATAGAAAAGGAAGCTACTACCATGAATCAAACAATAAGTAAAGCTATAGGCACAGGGAAGAAACCGAGACATGACAAGATATATAGATTAAAGAATTTAAGTATTAGAGAGATATGTAATAAATACCCCGATTGTGTATCAGATATGTGGTCTGAAAACGGCAAGCCCGTTCTTGAGCTTGAACATGTTCGCATAAAGTATGTCAATACTGATACAGCTCTTATGATGAACCATAATATTGAGGTAGAAGCATGATTTTCCTAGAAGAGAACAGAATTACAAAGTGGTTGCCTCCAAAAGACAAGCACTGGTTGTTAAATGAGAGTATTCGTATTGAAAAAGCACGGGGTTGGATTTGTGCTATCCAAGAGAGAGATATGCCTCTTACAGACACTAAAAGGTTAGCTTTATTTAAGATACCCGAGAGTCTAGCAGAGGACGATGTCTATTATCCTTGCGGATGTGTCTTATACATAAAAGACCCAGACAAAGAGCGTCATTTTTGTCAATATCATGAGGGTAAGCCCGAGAACTAATATTCAATAAGAAAAGGAGGAGGTGTAAGTCTACCCCGTGGCACACTGCACACTTGCTATGATTGATTTCAAAGTTAAGGATTAAATGCCTTCTCCTCCTTTCCGCTAAAAGAATTTCCTGTGTAATTAAAGAGAGAGGGAATAATACCGCCCCGTATCGGTCAAATAAGTCCGCTGTTTTTATCTTTCAATAGGCCTTGACCCTGTTCCGGCTATTACCAAGGAATGTTACAGGAATTCAACATGGGGACATACCATCCCTTGAGATGTAAAACCTGACTTAGGCAGGCTGATGGGTAGGCTTACGAGCTCTATCGGTCTGTCTATAAATTTGTAGAAACAGATACAGGGGTGAGTGATTCTCACCCTGCACTATCTATAGGGATGAGAATTGAGAATTTCTCACTAAAAGTGGGCGTTTTGCAGATTCGCCCAAAGATAAATAAAATCTGTTTTAAGTGGACAGGCTTGTAATACCTATATGATTACCTCGCAGTAATTTAATCCCTATGCAGGTCTGTCCATAAAATTAGCTCACTTCATTCCCGAACTTTTGCCTTTGTGCATCATAATATCGGGTGTGTGACAAATGCCAGTGGACTCGGGGTCAACTGACAACAAGGCATGTAATGTGAAAATCATTTAGTGAGCTATTATTAGCAGGACTGTAGGACTCTAAGCCCCCTTTTTTAGTAAACTTTTTATAATACACACACATGAGAGAGTTTTATAAAAACAGCCCTTCAGAGTCCTAGAGTCCTATTCTTATTACATTGTGCTGGTATGGCGTATCACAGTCAGTTTCCCTTATGGGTCGGTGTCCGTCCGGAGGAAATGCAGCCCCCCATTTGGCATAATGCTCAGGGATGAGCCTCTGCCGGCACATTGTAACTGGACAAGGTATATAATCACGTTTTATAAGTTTGCAAGTACATCATTCTCCTAAGCGGAGTAAAGTACCCTACGCTCACATGAGTTGAGATATGCCCCCAGTCATATGTACAAAAACTGGGAACTATTCTTTTGGGAATTGCAAAGCAAGCAGAATAGAATGGTAGTCGTAATGTCATCCCTCAGAGCCGCTTCGATATAAGTCTATTACTATGCCTTCCAAAGCCGCCAATAGGCAGCACAAAAAGCACCTTCAATTCCCAAAGTATTTACATTGTGCACCAAAAAATCACAATTTGTGCACTCTTTAATCACAATAAAACAAGGAGGTTCCATATGGACCCGATAATCATCGAAAAGAACATTCCAATACCCCTCAAAAACACCCGAACTAAGAGTACTCGACATAAATATGACTTTCTGGATAAGCTGGTAGTAGGTGATTCAGTTGAGTTAAACGTCCTTAAGGTTCCTGTAGGTAAAAAAGGAAAGAATAGTAATGCAATTACCTATTATGGTCTTATGAATGCTATCCATCGTACCCAAAAGGACAGTGAAGTTAGAAGGAGAGATGTTAATAATCCTTCCCTTGGTATGGCAATAGTTAATAAACCTAAGAAATTCACAGTGCGTACACTCAGGTTAGAAAATACTCCTAAAGGGATGATACGAGTTATGCGTCTCTGGAGGATAGTATAATGTCTGCATCCAAGCTTGCTGAAGTTCATCAGAAACTCACAGAGTTTGGAGTGGGTGTTCAGGCTCTGTCTACATTGTCGTATAAAGACGCAATGAATCTATTAAATTATAAGCGGAATCAATTGGCGGACTGTATTGACCCCGATGATATGGCTGCTTATTATGGTGAACAGGCAGAGGATTTAGAAACTACTTATGAAAGGAGCATACATGACTGAAGCATTGATGCATACTATTCAATTATGGTTAATAGC